CGATGAGTCCGCCCATGCCAGACAGGCGCTGCCCCTCGGCCTCAAGGTTGCCACGCGAGTCTAAGGCGTCATTGATGGCGCCGGTTGCTCCGGTGGTGTAATCGTTTCGGAGATTGTCGGCCAGACGAGAAACAGTGCCGAGCTGCAACTGCTCAAGCTGCGGATAATACTCAACCTGCGCGGCGAGCTGGTCGCGGTAGCTTTCGCTGGCAGCCTTGTTGGCCTGCGCCATGATTTGACCGTAGTCCAGCGGTGCGGCGTGCTGCACTTGCGGTCTCTTTTGTTTTTTTCCTCCTCCACCTCCCATAATTATAGCCTCACTTTCTTTGCTAATTTCGCCCAGTCGTGGGCTTTGATTTCAAAACTGTTGTGTCGGCACCAAAGCGCCCATTGCTGCGGGAGGCTCGCCACGCGCATAAACTCCCGCACAGGGTTTGCATGCCCAGCACTAGCAGCCAGCTCCACGAACCAAGCATTGTGCTCGCGGTCATCGTGCATCTCCTTTTGCTCCGCATCCCAGTATACCTCGCGCGCCAAGAGAAAGACCTCCGGCGTCGAGTAGACCAAGCCGTGCGTGAGATGCCATCCGAGGGTTTCCTCGAAGGTCTCGTCCGTGACGTGGTCGTCGTGCCATGCTTTTGCTTTTTGCCATGGGGTCATTAGTGCAGGTTCACCCACGAAGAGCCGTTGTAGACCTTCAGCTTGTTGTCGCCGCTGTTGTAATACACGTCGCCCGCTTCGGCGCCGCTAGGGTCAGCGGCCAGCGGCACAAAGCGAAGCTGCCCGCCGGACTTGAGTGTCAGCCGCTCCACGGTGTTGCCGGTAAAAAGTCTCACGTTGGAAACATCGAAGCCGCTGCGGTCGGCTTTTAGGATTGAACTTGCGTTGCTGTAGGCGTCGTTTACCAACCGAAGTTCCAACGCGCCGCCATTGTTAATGATGTCGCAGATCTTTTCGTTGGTGCCTTCGCCGGTGGACTCAAGGGCAATCCCCGCAAAGTCCGAAAGCGACACATGGATCATTTGCGAAGGCGACGATTCGTTGACTCCGATATATCCATTGGAAGCAACGCGCAGGCGCTCGACGCCCGCCGTTTCCACTGCCACGACATCGGCGGTCGGAAACCGGATGGCCGTATTGGTGTCGCCGGTGTGGACTATTTTGTCCGCAATAAGCAGGTCGCCGGAAGCGGTAATTTCTCCGGTAACGGCCAGCGTAGACGACAGCGTTGCCGCTCCCGACACCGTGATGGCAGATGCCGTTATTGCTCCCGACACCGTGATGGCAGATGCCGTTATTGCTCCCGCCGAAAAGTTCCCGCTGCCATCCCGCGCCACAATCGCGCTGGCCGTATTGGCGCTGGTCGCAGTGGTCGCCGAGTTTGCTACCTTCCCGCCCGTGCTGATCGTGGCCAGCTTGGTGTCGTTGATGTTGGCCGCATTGGCAATGTCCGCATCGACAATGCTGAGGTTGGTGATGTTGTCCGAGTTGACCGTCACGGTGGAGGGCAGCGCACCGGCCGCCAGCTTGGTCAGCGGCAGCGAGTTATTGGCAATGCGGTCCACCGACAGCGTTCCGGTCGTCACCTTGCCGGCGTCCACGGCGGCGATCTTGATATTGGTGATCGCGCCATCGGCGATGTCTCCTGTGGCGATGTTGCTGATGGTGGCTGAGTCAACTAGCTGGTTGAGGTTTGTTTCTGTCACGACTTGGCCAGATGCGAATGTGTAACCTTTTGTGATTGTTGCCATATTGTTGTTCTAATTTTTAAGTTGCGTTGCGAGTTTCGGTCTGAGGAAGGCTGGCCAATGCCGCTTCAATGCTGACGTTGCGGATCTCGGGCCTCCCCGCTGTTGTGCGAAAAACAAGTTCTGCGTAATGCGCCTTGCGCCGGATTGGCTGCTTCAGCGTGTAGTCCTCGCGCAGCCCGCTGTCGTTGGTTTGGCCAACCACCAGCGTTTCCGTAATGTCAGGGTTGATTGTCCGGCAATCGACCTCTACGGATGCCTCGTCTTCCAAGGCGACATCACTAAGCGCTCTTAGAAACCGTTTGCTGTGCATGCTGCCCATGCCGTAGCGGCGCGTGCGAATAAGTCCGTTGACGGTCCCGTTGTAATCGGCAATCGACGGGTCTGGCGCATCATCTCCGAGGTTATTTTCTTCAAGCATGAACAGCGTCCCCGCTTGGCTGGTAAGCATGACGCGGCGGCGGTTGCCGACCGTAGCGACCAGAACGTTGTCGGCGCCGAAGCCATAGGTGTCACGGCTTTCCCATGATTCGTTGAGCGCCGAGTAAATAAATAGCCAAGCCTTTGGAGATTTTCCGCGCTCTTGCGGCACGGCCAGCCAGTAGCGGTTGTCATACCATAGTCCGACCGAGTTGCTGAAGGCGTTGGGGTCGATGCCCTGCAACTGGTTGGCGATGGCGTCACTCAGCGGCTTCGTGTCGCCGCGCAGCTTCAGATCCAACCGCGCATCCAGCCGGTAGACGCCGCTGTCCGAAAGAAAGTAAACGTATTGACCGGCCGTTTGAATGCTGGCCCGCGCCGCACAACCCACCTCGTCGGTTAGCAACTCCAGCTTGGAGAGCGGCGTGTCCACGGCAAAGTCGCTGCCATCGGTTGAGGAGAACTGGTTGACCGTGGCCAGCCAGATGCTTTTGCGCATGAAGACCAAGAACGAACCTTCCACCCACGGGTGAACGCCGACCAGATAGTCGTTGCTCCCTTGGTTGGCGCGGAAGCTCTGAAAGAAGGGGTCGTAGGTATTGGAATCGCCCCAGTCGCTGATGAGCACGCTGTCGCGTCCGCTCGGGATAATCAGCCGCCCGTTGTGGTAGGTGGCCCACGCAACCGATGGCATGGTGGTAAAGCTGGCGCCGGCCGCCGGCACGCCGCCCGGCGACTTGACAAAATTGGTTGAGGGGTCGAGATCCCAGTAAAGAGGTGCCTTTACTCGGCGCACTTTTGTGGTGGTCGCCAAATCGGTCGCCGTGCCGCTCGGAACGGTGATTTCAAATGCGTTGGTGGTTAGGCCGCTGGACAGCACGTCGTATTCGTGGCCATCGAAAGCCGCTACCGATCCGTTGGTTATGCTCACACGGTTGCCGGCGGCATACCCGTGGCCGCTCACGTTGACCGTGGCGGTCGTTCCGCTCACGGTAATCCCCGATGCAGTCACACCTTGACTCGTCCATCCGGCGCGTGTGGTGTCGGCCTCGCGCAGCAGGTAAAGCCGGTTAAACGCCTGCACCATCGAAACTTTGTCGCTGACTTCCACCGACTCGCCGGCCGGATAGGTCAGCGTGTCGCCAAGCGCTGTCGCCAAAATTTCAAAGCCGTCATGCGTAAGAATCTCCTCGTTGGGGTTCACGCCGTCCGTCGCCATAATAACGCCGCCAGACCATGTCTCACTAAAGTCGCTGGACTCGTCGAGCGTCACGACATAGGCGACACTCGGAGCTGCCAGCACAACGACCTCAAAGCTGTTGACCGCGTCCGGAGAGCGGACCACGGCCGAGGCAAAGACGCCGCCCTCGTAGACGCTGCGCACGGTGGGCGACGTGGCCAAGCTAAACGGCAGCGTCAGCGGGGAAAAACTCGGTGAAATATCCGCCGCCATCCGCTTGGCCCCCTTGCGCGTCTGGGCAAATCCGCGATCAAGGCGCATATTGTCCGCCTGCTGGAGCATGCCAGCGGGCAGAGTGATCGGATTGAGTCGGCTGGCATAGCCGACAAATCCCGCATCACCATCGCGCGCAACTGGAGATTCCAGCGCCATCTACTCGCTGGCCTCCTTTTGTGTGACCTCAATCTCGGCCAAAAAGGCGTTGAGCTTGCCCGCGGCAAACTCCAGCAACAGCAGGTTGCCGCTCGCCTTCGCGGCGGCATACGCTTCAATCAGTTTGGCGAGTTGGTCTTTCATTGCAGGGCGATAGCTTCGGCGATCAGTTCCTCGAAGTTGTGCGGCGGAGCGGGAAACTCGGTCTCGCCTTGGGCGGCGGCCACGGTCACGCCATTAGTCCACTGGTAGACGGCCGCCAGCTTGGGCGTGCTTTCGTGCGAAAACGTATCCCACCAAACTTTCATTTGCAGGAGGCGGGCCACGCTGAAGTAGCGGCCGACGTGTGCTTCGGCCAGATCCAGCGGGCTAGGTTCCGGCGCCGGATCGCCAAGCCAGCCGATCCATGATTGGTAATCTGCTTCAGCCAGAGCCGCAAAGTCCGGCGTCTCATTGCCCTCTGCAACGTAGGTTATGCGCTTGGTCGCGCCGTTGGCGGCGAACTCGTAGGTCGCCGAGGTCTCGGTCGATTCAATCAGTGTTTTCATTAGGTTGCGTAGTAAGGGATCTTGCGGGAGGTGCCGTTGATGGAGACGACAAGGTAGCCCGCAACTTGCGCCGGAACATCACCGTTGGCTCCTGCGGTGGCGGCGGTGGCGGTCGTTGCGCTGGCCACGGTCAGGTCGCCGACCACATGCAGCTTGCTGGCTGGTGTCACGTTGCCGATGGCCACATTGCCGTTGGAGAAGGCTGTGCTATCAATCGTTGTGCCGGTTCGGTCTACGGTAAAAATTGCCGAAGCGGATGTGTATGCGTCGTTGACCGCGCGAAGGGAAAGTTGCTCGCTGCTTACAAAAAAGTCCCAGTTCGCATTGTTTGCCGAAGCGTCGCTTTCATTCAGCGTTAAGAATGGCGATGTGCTGCTGATTTCCAGATTGCCGCGGGGCGAGGCGGTGCCAATGCCGACGTTCCCTCCGGCGCCGATCCGCAGGCGCTCGGTGTTGTTTGTCGCAAGGATGATTGCACCCGCCGACTGCTGGTTGACAATCAACAGGTTGTTGCTGCTGCCCAAAATATAAGCCGACCGAAACGCATCAAAATCGCCCGTGCGGCCGAGGTCGATCTGAAAGTTGCTTGAACCACTAACGCCGACCCTCAGCGGGCCAGTCATGTCCACACGGTAAGAGGCAGTGGCCGCATTGCCGACGCCGAGGCGTCCGGTGGTCTGCACGTCTTGGCTGCCGAAGTCTGGGGCAATCTTGGTGCCAGCGATGGCGGCCGTTGCCGAGATTGACGTGTTGGTGATGCCCGCCAGCACTTCAAGTTTCGTGGCGCGCTTGGTGACGCCGGACTGCTGGACGATTAGCTCGTCGCTGTCGCCGACTGATGTGGCGTCGGTTAGTTGGGTAATTGTCTTGGCCATAGTGTTTTAGGATTTGCTGGTTAAAACGTAAGAAAGGGTCTTGGCGTTGTTGCGCTTCATCTCGGACTGCACGGTGGCAATCAGGGAATCCCATTGCCCGCCAGCACGCGGGACCGTCTGACAGCCTTCCGAGGATGTCGTGCGGCCGGCGGCGTGGATGTTTATTCCGAAAAACCCCGTCTCTTCCTTGTCGCCGCGATGCACTGTCACCGGCCCCGCCTGCACTAGCGCCGTGTAAGGATTGCCGGTGCGCAGGCCGTGCTTGCCGATCTTGTAGCGATAGACGCCAGCCTTGAGCTGCGCCATCGGCTTGCGGGCCTTCGGGTTCCATCCAAGCCGCGACGGGTCCACGTTGGCGTTCCATGCAACGTGAGCGTTGGGGGAGATCAAAATGATGGCGTCATCGAAAAGTCCGACATCGTTCTTGCCCTTCGCCCCCATGCTATCGCGGTAGTAGCCGCGAATGCCGACCAAGCACACCGGATCACTGACACCGGCGGACTTCAGTTGCCGCTCGGTGTCGATCCGTTTTTGCTGTGGCCGGTTCTTCGGGATCATGAGGAAGCAGGGAGCGTGGAGCGGGGAGCTTGGAGCGTGGAGGCGGCAGCTTCGACCGTCACGGGGCCGACATATCCGTCGAGCTTGAGGTGCTGGCCGCGGCCGTGCGTGTTGAGCAACGACTGGATCTGCTTGCCGTAGTCTTTGAGGATGTTGGCCGGGAGGCGCGTGACGGCGATGTCGAGGATGCCCCAGATAATGCCGGCGATGACCGCTTCGTTGAGACCGAGGGCGCGGATGTCGAGGCCGCTCTTGGTGGCAATGTAGGTGAGGGCAGCGGCAGCGGCTCCGGTGACGAGCTTTTGCAGGATCGGCCCGCCGCGGGAGAGCAGCAGTCGGACGAGTTGGCGTTCGATAAATAGTTTCATTGTTCGGGCTTCTTCCACTCCTTGTAGGAGTTGTAGAGGTTCGTGATATTGGGAACGTAGGTAATCATCACCTTGATCGACCCCCAGTCGCCCGCCTGCGTCTTCTCGCCGTCCACGGGCGGAAGAGGAATGGTCACGCAGCCACCAAGGATAAGCGCGACGGCCATTGCTGCGGCGAACTGCGGGCGGCATTTCATTACAGTCGGGCGTTGTTGTCCTTGGCCTGCACCAAGCCCCATCCGGCGAGGATCGAGGTGACGATCAAGCCGAGGTCCGGCAAGGCGTCGGTCGTGAGGTATTCTTTCGCTCCGGTCGCCAAGGCGATGATGATGGTCAGGATGCCGATAGTTGTTGTTTTCCAGTTACGCATATTATTTTTGCTTCTGTTTCTTTCTCAGGTCGTGGAGGACCGAAATTAAGGTGACGACACCTACCGCCAGACCGACGATGAGGCCGGCGACCCGGAGATAGACTTCGAGCTGCGAAACCAGCGAGACAGCCGCCGAGCCGATGCTGGCAAACGTCCCCAGCGCCCCGCGCTCGACCGTGCTCATATGGCTATGCAGCAGACTCATGGCTATTTGCGGTAAGCGATGACCGTGCCGCTGTGCAGCTTGATGGCGCTGAAGAAGCCGTCGAGGGTCGTGCCTGCTTTGATGAGCGCGGCGCTGGCCTCGGTGGCGTTGGCGGCGCCGGTGAGGTTGCCGGTCAGCGTGTGGAACTTCGTGTCAGTCATCACGTCGATGCTGGTAAAGTCGGCGTTGACTTGGGTTGTGTCGGCGATGCTGACGCTGCCGGATGTGCGGTTGGTGATGCGGGTATTTGGGTGCATAATTTAGTATTGGTTGACGCGGGCGGTCCACATGGAGGGTTGGCCCTGCTGAAAGTAATATTTGTCCCTTTGCGAGATCAGCTCGGACTCGGCCATCTGTTCCATGGCGAGTGCCTTGTCCAGTTGTCCGTCTTCGGTGAGGAGATCGGAGGTCAGCATGAGTGCGACTGCCTTTGCGATGACGGCGGGCACGGTTGCGGAGAGGTTGCTTGCGGAGTATTCGGTCGGGCGCACGCGGTAGTTGACCCAGACGTTAGTTGGCAGGTCAGTGTCTTCGGGGAAGCGAATGGCATCTCCGAGGAGCGTATAGCCAATGGCGCGGGGCGCGGCGTGGGTTGCAGGGTTGTCTCTCAGGACGCCAAAGACCTCTCCCATGGCGGTCTGGCCGCTCTGCTCGTAGTCGATGTAATAGCCGTTCGTCGCATCGCCCTGCACGGTGCGGCTTTCGACGCGCATGAGTTCCGGCCAGTCGGTCCACTCCCAGCAGTCCGCAATCCGCTCGTTGGCGGCGGCGGTCATCATGGTTCTTGCGCCGGATGGGATGGCGTCGATCGTGCTGGCGTCGTTACCGACACGTTGCCATGCGCGGAGGAGGATGCTTTGTAAGGTTACTGTGCGCATTAGCTGTTGAGTGCGTTCATGGCCGACTGGACGGCGGCTTCAAAGGTTAGCGGGGGATTCGGCCAATCGTTACGCGGCGCCGGATTGGCGGCGAACATGGTGAGGATCTGCTGCAAGTAGGCTTCGACGGCGTCTAGCTCGGCGCAGGTTTTGCCTGCGGCGGTGAGTGACTGGCGCAAATAAAGCAACGTGGGCTGGCGGTCGCCTGCGAGACCGACACTGCGGAGGTGTTCTTCGGCGGTGATCGGCTCGGCTTCCGGTGCCGGTGCGGGCGGAAGTGTGGCGAGGTCGATGTCGGCCAAGCGGACGGCGGATGTTCCGGTGGGCGGCTGCCACTTGGCGGTGTCGCCGTCCCAGAGGACGACGTTGACGAGGTGCCCGTTGGCTTGATCGAGGATGGCGTATTGCTCGGCCATGGTTAGAAATAGGTTGTGATGATGACGATGCCTTGCGCTCCGTCGCCGCCTTTGCCCTCGCCGCCAGCGTCGTTGTCGCAGGCACTGCCGCCGCCGCCGCCGCCTCCGTAGAGTCCGCCGTTGCCGCCGTTGTTGGCTTGGCCGCCGGTGCCGGGCGATCCGCCGCCGCCGCCGGAGCCAAGGTAGCCGCCGATCCATGTTGCTCCGGCATTGCCAGCGGCGTTGGCAACGAAGGTGCCGCCAGCAGTAGTCACAACATTGCCAACAGCGCCGCCGTTGGCGCCGTTGTAATAAGTCGTGGCCTGCTTGCCGCCGCCGCCGCCTCCACCAGCGGCTGTTCCTATGGCCGTGCCAGCGGCGTTTGCGTTAGAATTGAAGCCTCCAAGACTACTCGCGCCGCGACCTACGCTGGTTGCATAATAGAGGCCCAAATTTGCAGATGCGCCGTGGCCTGACCCGCCTGCGGTGCCGCTGCCGGGGCTGCCGGGGTTTCCGCCAGTAGACGTAATTCCCCCAAAGCTGCTTGCGCCGCCTCCGGTGCCGCTATTGCCGCTGGAGCTGTTTGGGCGATTCCCAGCGCCACCCGCGCCACCAGCACCGACTGTGACTGTTACAGTGTCGGTCAGTGCTGCCGCGTCAATCCAACCAACGCTAACTGAACCGCCTGCGCCTCCGCCGCCGGCGCCGCCGTTGTTGGCCGTGGTGTCACGGCGACCTGATCCGCCGCCGCCGCCGCCAGCCACGACGAAGTAGTGGACGAGCTTGGCTCCGGCGGGTTTTGTCCAAGTGTCGTTGGCGGTGTAGACGCGGGTGTCTACGAGCTGGGATGTGAGGGCGATGGTGCCGGAGCTATTGGGGACGGTTAAGGTCCGGGTCGTGCTGGCGCTGATGCCGGAGAGTTGGAAGGCTAGATTTTTGGAGCTGTCCGCGTTGTCATAGAGGAGGAAGTTGGCGTCGTTGAACACATCCGGCAGAATGCCCGCGTAGGTCCAGTCAGTGGCGCGTGTTCCGGTGGTGGCAACGCGAATGTAGATGCCAGCGGGTTTGCGGTTGATGAGCCAAGTGCCTTCGGGTTCGCGGACGAGGTAGGCGCTGTCTACGGCTGGCGGGTTGGCGGTGGGCAATGCGCTGAAGTTTTGCACCTCGCCGTCGATGTAGGACGCGCCGCCGCCTCCACCGGAGCCGGTGAAGTCGAAGTTTCCTGTCAGCGGGTTGAACTTGATAGCCATTAGCTGCGGGTCACTGTGGCGATCTTGGCGTCATCGCTGGACGGCGTGCCGCCGACATAGGTGAAGGTGAGCGTGGCGACAGTCTGGCTGCCCTCCTTGTAGACCACCGTGGAAAGATTGTTTGTCGTGGAGACGTAATTCAGCTCAACCGCGTTGTGCTGCGGGATGTTGAGACCGGCGATGTTTCTGACTGAGACGTTGGGATGCATACGTTAGGCGGCGGGTTGGGCGGTCATGCCGAGTTGCTGGTCTTGCTGCATCTTTTGCAGCGCGGGCTGGGCGCCGGTGCGGCCGATGACTGCGTTTTGTTGCTGTTGAAGCTGGAACTGGAAGGCTTGCGCTCTCGCGTCGATCATGCTGCGGAAGATTTCGTCTTGGGCGTAGCGTTGTTGGACAGCGGGGTTGGACTGGATGATTTGCTGCAGGGTTTGCAGGCGGACTTGGGCGTTTTGGCCGCCCTCTTTGAGCGGGGGTTCGGTGCCTGCGGCGATTTTGGCGAAGGCGGTTTGTTCGTCTTCTTGCTCGGCCTGGGTAGCGGCGCCGATGTCTTTGATGAGGATGCCGGCGAGATTTGGGTCTACTGCCTGCATCATATATTGGACCAAGCCGACTCGATCGATAACGCCGAAGCTGTCCAAGGGAACTAAGACTTTGGCCAGGTAGTCTAATTTGGCGCCGAGGGCTTCGGAGTCGAGCAGTCGGGCGTCGAACTCGCACGTCACATCAAAGCGGCCGCGGATGTCGGCGGGGCTGGCAGTGAGCGGGAGATTAGGGTTGCCGGTGACGCGGGCGACTTCCTCCTCGGTCATGTATTGTTGACAGAGCGAGAGCGTCTGGACGAGGCAGAGCTTCATATCAAGAAGCCAGCTATCGACCAGCTCTTGGGTGTGCAGCATGTAGCGCTGCGGCGGGACGGCCTCGCTGATGCGCCCGAAGTAGTTGTCCACATCGTTGCGGATGGACATTTCGACTTCGATGCTGCCGGCGTCGGGCTGCGGCGGGTTCATCCAGGAAATCTCGCCGGGGCGGCGCTCGGGGATTTGCACGCCCGGTCCCATGATGAGGTCCATCTTGCCGCGCGCGGCGGGCGTTTTGAGCGGGGGCAAGGTGACGATGCTGGCGCGGTCGCCTCGCATGTCGCGTTGGATTTTGACTTCTTCCTGGGCGG